ATGCCTAGTGACTGGGGTAATGTTTCGCCATCTCTAACGCTCGTGCATTCTCTAGCTTGTTGATAGCACATAGATCGAGATACTCGGACTCCGTGAGTCCTTTCAAACGCCCGATAAGTTCACATACCTTATCGAGGTTCTCAATGTGCTTATAGCCGTTACGAGTGCAGAACATGGCTCGCTTCACTGTAGTACACATTCGGTAAGTATAACACAATTTGTGTGTGTGCAACTATTTTTGTTAGTATTATCCAAAACAACTACCAAGGGAGACAAAATGAGACCTATCGAATACCCATACCACATGACCCATCAAGAGATTGCGGATCAGTTAGGTATTAGCCGGGTAAGGGTTCGCCAGTTAGAGGCCAGCGGTATCAAGAAGCTCCGCAAGCGTATGGCCCTACACCAGTATTATCTGGACCACGTTAGTTCCAGCTCTGAATCTCGTAATCGGGATCACATTCCTTACGTCTGACCTCATCGCGGTAGTGATCGCCAATATCCTTTCTCAATAGTTTATTGGTCTTGTATATCTCGTTCCGATCCTGCCGCAACTTATCCATGTGCGCTTCGCCAAGCTCGACATTCAGCCAGTCGTGGAATGCTATGGGGTTGGACGTGAAGTAGCGATGACAGGCATGGCACAGGGCGGTAGCGTTTGACATTGCCCAGCGGACTCGCTTGTTGGCTCTGCCGTAGATATGGGCGCACTCTAGCCGATCAGTCTTGTGACAGTGTAGGCACTTCCCATCGCGTAGCCTTACCGCCTTTGAAAACCAGATATCACACGACTCGCGCTTGACTGTCATCATCTTCCCTCGTGTATTGACGCTCTCGTAGAATAGCCTTCTCGCTGTTGCCGCAATCGCACGACCAGCCTTCCAGCTTATGGGGATATTCTTTCTTGAACTGCGGCACCATAGTCTTGAAGCATTCAGTGCAATTCATCTGGGGTAAATATGATTTCAATGTCATTTGATCCCTCATCAAATAAAGCGGAAACCCACATCTCCGCGAAGTCATCCAAACTCAGATCGACTGTGATCCCATTCGCCGCCCAGCCTAGCACGTACACGTCACACTCTTTCGGGTTCTTGCCGGTTGTTGCGCCGCCAATATCCTGTGTCTTGATGAGTGCTTGACCGCCGCCCGGTAGCGGACAGCTGATAATTGGGATCATGCCTTTACCTCATCAATGCCGATCTTGAACCGGCTATGCTCGCCGTACTTCTTATCGAGTATAACGCAGGACATCGACCTCGCTGAACCGTAGCCCGAAGCAGAGTGGTAGGCATCGGGTGGGCAGAGGACACCAAACGATTCCAGATGCAATCCGCCTAGCTCTGTCACAGTGCGATGGTGGATATGACCGTGATACAGATACCGATAGCGAGTGCGGCCCCATTCCTCTGCGTAGTCTCGTGTGACGGCCTCGTAGAGCGCCTGAGTCTTCACCCGGTCCCCATGATGCAGGACTACGAGAGTCTCGCCCCATTCGAAATGAATCCACTTGGAGAAGTTGTCGAAGACTTTCACCCGTGGCTCGTTTGCAAAGTACAGGCGCATCATTTCATTCAGCCACAGACTGGCATCGGGATCGTGGTTACCTCGCACATTGATCAGCCATACTTCTTTGTGCGTCTCCAGCATACGAGTGATCAAGACTCTGAAGAGATTGCCGACAATGCGGATGACGCGGCCAAGCCTTCCATCGACATCGACCGGGGTTCCTTTCGCAGTCTTGTTGTCACTTGAGTTTGCATGGAGGAAGTCACCCAAGTTAATCAGTGCACCTACTTCCGAATCACCTGCAACTGATACCAGCTTATCGACGGCCTTGATCAGCACGTCCTGAGCTATGTTCGCATCCCAGTCATCGCCACCCGTCTCAGGGGACCAACAGAGCGCGTTCAGGTGATGATCTCCAATAAGGTAAGCCGATAGCCTATCCGCTTCCTTCGCCGCTTCTGGGGCTTGTACGGGCTTGTAAAGGCCATCTATCTCTTCGAGGAATCCAGCCTTGAATGCTTCCAGTGCGATTTCAAGTTGTCGCTCTTTATCGCTTGCAGACTTCACCCATTGACCGACTGGCTTGCCTTCATCGTTGTAGTAGGTCGATACACCTTTGACGTTGAAACCATCGGGGACGGTATGAACCATATCATGCTGGGGCGACCAGCCTTGCGTGGCGGCTCTAGCTTTTACGGCTTGAAGACTATCGCGGACAGCATAGCGAGAGCATCCCACTTGCTCGCCGATCTTAGTGTAGCCAAGACCTTGCTCGTGTAGCTCTACGATTTGTCGTTGTCGTTCAGTGTTGCAATACTCAAGTAAGCTCATCCTTTCCCCCGGATAGATGCTAGTTGCGCCTCCCAAATGGCACGTTAATCGACCATTTTTCGACTAGTAGCCTACTCAATACCTCGTAAATTTCGTTGACCTCCATGGGATTGATCTTCCTTGTGGATTCAACGCCGGTTACTGCTTTCTGGATTGGTCGCCACATGTAATCTTTAATCAGGTACATAGTGGGTTCGATAGGTACGCCGTCTTTAATGACGGTCTTCATGTCCATACCGTGCGCCGACATAACACTGGCGACTTCACGGCAATATGCGTGGATAGCATCGTTCTGCTTTCCGGTTCGGGTGACAGGGATGATCTCGTAGATATGGCCCTTGTCCTGATTAGCCCGGATGTACTCACAGAACTGATCGGCTTGAAATTTGTTGTTTACAAACCAGCGTTCGCTCATGGTGCATACCTTTTTTCCATCAACTTACGCCAAAGCCATTCGATAGGATGTAAATCAGGAATGTCTACGACTTCACGCTCACCATAACCAAAGTCTTTTCTGTGTGCCTTCCACTCAAATTCTTTGCGGCTCATACATCCGTTGATCTTTAGCACATCCTCGTCATCAGTTGCGCCAACAAGAACCGCCACATCCGACTGAAACTTTTTCATGTTGTCAAAAACCAAAGGCCCATCAATCCGGTTAGTCACCTTTACGTCTATCGACACATCGCCAAACCATAAATCAACGCCGCCATCCGTTAATTCAACAATTACATCTTGAATTGGTTTGTCGAATTTAGTTGGGTTAATGCAGTCGGTAGCACCTAATTGACGAGCAAGATCAAACTTACTTTCGTTAATGTCGATTGCAATAATGCGGCTCGCTTTCGCCATTTGAGCACCGATAATGGCAGATAGACCAATACCACCCAGACCAAAGACTGCAACAGTGTCGCCTTCTTGTACTTTGGCAGTGTTAAGTACTGCACCCATACCGGTTGTTACACCACAGCCTAATAAGCAGACTTCTTCAAGTGGTGCTTCTTTGTTTACTTTTGCCAGTGAAATCTCAGGCAGTACGGTGTATTCAGAGAAAGTAGAGCAACCCATGTAATGGAAGATTGGCTGACCGTCTTTGTAGAATCGAGTTGTACCGTCAGGCATTAAGCCTTTACCTTGTGTTTCACGAATTTGCTGGCAAAGGTTGGTTTTGCCAGACTTACAGTATTTACATTCACCACATTCAGGGGTGTAAAGTGGAATAACATGGTCGCCAACTTCAACACTCGTTACGCCTTCGCCAATCATCTCGACGATACCACCGCCTTCATGACCAAGAATGACAGGGAAGATACCTTCTGGATCATCGCCAGACATCGTAAATGCATCTGTATGGCAGACGCCTGTTGCAACGATGCGTACTAGTACTTCACCAGCTTTCGGTAACATCACATCCACTTCTTCAATAGAAAGTGGCTGGTTTGGACCCCATGCAATAGCAGCTTTTGATTTGATGAATTGTTCAGTCATGTTGATGTGTCTCTCTATTAGAATTCGGGAGAAAGGGGAAGAAGTTCGCATCCCCGTTTCGATGGTTGCTATTGTAGTCATTTCTCGTGGGGTGATAATCCCATCAAATGGTAAATGATTATTACTGTATAGAAATAGTTTGACTACAAAAATAGAGAGGAAATTGTGTTGGT